AGCAAAAGCAGGGGAAAATAAAAACAACCAAAATGAAGGCAAACCTACTGGTCCTGTTATGTGCACTTGCAGCTGCAGATGCAGACACAATATGTATAGGCTACCATGCGAACAATTCAACCGACACTGTTGACACAGTGCTCGAGAAGAATGTGACAGTGACACACTCTGTTAACCTGCTCGAAGACAGCCACAACGGAAAACTATGTAGATTAAAAGGAATAGCCCCACTACAATTGGGGAAATGTAACATCGCCGGATGGCTCTTGGGAAACCCAGAATGCGACCCACTGCTTCCAGTGAGATCATGGTCCTACATTGTAGAAACACCAAACTCTGAGAATGGAATATGTTATCCAGGAGATTTCATCGACTATGAGGAGCTGAGGGAGCAATTGAGCTCAGTGTCATCATTCGAAAGATTCGAAATATTTCCCAAAGAAAGCTCATGGCCCAACCACAACACAACCAAAGGAGTAACGGCAGCATGCTCCCATGCGGGGAAAAGCAGTTTTTACAGAAATTTGCTATGGCTGACGGAGAAGGAGGGCTCATACCCAAAGCTGAAAAATTCTTATGTGAACAAGAAAGGGAAAGAAGTCCTTGTACTGTGGGGTATTCATCACCCGTCTAACAGTAAGGATCAACAGAATATCTATCAGAATGAAAATGCTTATGTCTCTGTAGTGACTTCAAATTATAACAGGAGATTTACCCCGGAAATAGCAGAAAGACCCAAAGTAAGAGATCAAGCTGGGAGGATGAACTATTACTGGACCTTGCTAAAACCCGGAGACACAATAATATTTGAGGCAAATGGAAATCTAATAGCACCAAGGTATGCTTTCGCACTGAGTAGAGGCTTTGGGTCCGGCATCATCACCTCAAACGCATCAATGCATGAGTGTAACACGAAGTGTCAAACACCCCTGGGAGCTATAAACAGCAGTCTCCCTTTCCAGAATATACACCCAGTCACAATAGGAGAGTGCCCAAAATACGTCAGGAGTGCCAAATTGAGGATGGTTACAGGACTAAGGAACATTCCGTCCATTCAATCCAGAGGTCTATTTGGAGCCATTGCCGGTTTTATTGAAGGGGGATGGACTGGAATGATAGATGGATGGTACGGTTATCATCATCAGAATGAACAGGGATCAGGCTATGCAGCGGATCAAAAAAGCACACAAAATGCCATTAACGGGATTACAAACAAGGTGAACTCTGTTATCGAGAAAATGAACATTCAATTCACAGCTGTGGGTAAAGAATTCAACAAATTAGAAAAAAGGATGGAAAATTTAAATAAAAAAGTTGATGATGGATTTCTGGACATTTGGACATATAATGCAGAATTGTTAGTTCTACTGGAAAATGAAAGGACTCTGGATTTCCATGACTCAAATGTGAAGAATCTGTATGAGAAAGTAAAAAGCCAATTAAAGAATAATGCCAAAGAAATCGGAAATGGATGTTTTGAGTTCTACCACAAGTGTGACAATGAATGCATGGAAAGTGTAAGAAATGGGACTTATGATTATCCCAAATATTCAGAAGAGTCAAAGTTGAACAGGGAAAAGGTAGATGGAGTGAAATTGGAATCAATGGGGATCTATCAGATTCTGGCGATCTACTCAACTGTCGCCAGTTCACTGGTGCTTTTGGTCTCCCTGGGGGCAATCAGTTTCTGGATGTGTTCTAATGGATCTTTGCAGTGCAGAATATGCATCTGAGATTAGAATTTCAGAAATATGAGGAAAAACACCCTTGTTTCTACT